AATAGGCGACAGTCCCGCAGATGATAATTACTGAGCTTCGTTGTTATCCTCAGTGTATATTCGTATCAGTTCATCATCTGCGGGTATCATAACGGCAGCAGTGCCATCTTCCTTTACAATACCTATGTGCTCTCCACTCTCTACCCTTTCGAGAAGAGAATCAAAGTTCTCTTCCCACTCTTGAATTGTAAATACTTCCATCAATACTCTTCTCCTTGAATCGCAAGATCTGCATACTCAATCTGATCCTCATCAAGGTTAGCAGTAACGACTTCAAGAACATTCATAAACTCTTGAACCGTGTCGCACTGAACCATCTTTTCATTGCCCTCATCGCTCAGCAGAAGGAAGGAGCGAGTGCAGACATCAATAACAATACCGAGAACAGATTCTTGTGCGGTGCCCATGGGGTGTTCCGTTGATTACCTTAGTATTATAGGGCATCTGGGTGGGGGTGTCAACTGTGCCAGTCAGGAAACTGGTCAGGTCTTCATAATGAAGGCAAGTGCATAATATGGTGGTCTGTTTTCGTGGTAGTTGTTTCCACCAGTGCTTCCAGAGTTCCTGGTAGAAGTATTGTCATTATCACCAGATCCAGAACCTGCCTGGTCTTGACCGCTGGAGTTAGTGTTATATTGCTCAGTGTGAGTGTGTGCTGCTAATTCTGCGACTGTCAGTTGATGTGAAGTTTCTCCACCAATATCACCAGGTTCATAAGTATCATCAATAACACCAGTAGTAGCATTAAATCCTGGTCCTGTTTGCGTTGTAATCCCTGTTTTGCTGGCATCATTAGCACCAACAATAAATCTATTTCTTAAATCTGGTGTACTATTAGTTCCATCACAAAGTGCCCATCCAGAAGGTATTGTAGTTCCGGACCACATTACAATCACACCAGTTGGAATAGAAACAATTCCTGTTAAGTCTGCCCCATCCCCAACAAACTTTGTTGCGGTTACAATACCAGAAGATACTTTTACATCATCTCCAACTGAAAAAGAATCTTCAACTGATAGAATTTTTACCGAAAGATTATCATACTTAAATTCTCCACCGATCGTAACGTCTTTGTAAAAGGTTACATCACCAGTAAAATTAGTAGGAAGTGAAAAATTATTAGTTTCAGCCATTTTACAGAAGTGCCGCTACTGGTTCACCAACAATAGGAACCTGTTTGATAAGACCTTTGAATAAATCTGCACCAACAAAACTACCCTCAAACACTCGTTGACTAAAATCGCCAATGGTTGCCGCAACCAAGTTTCCTTCATTACCATCAACATCAATTGCATTACCTTCAAGGTAAGTTCTTCCATTCTTGGAAATGAGATTTAGATTTCTACCCGCTTCTATATTGATATCCTCATCTGATTGAAGTTCTATACCTTGCGCCTTGATTCTGACTGTACCATTTTTCAAACAAGTGATGTTAATATCACCATTCATACCAATAATTTCAAGGTCTATATCACCAGGAGCATTCTTTGAACCAGCAACAATTTCAATTGCTCTATCATTGTGCATATGAAAGATTCCACTTTCATTGAACATCTGCAAATGAACATCCTGGTCATCAGTAAATCCATAAAGAGTATAGACATTCGTTCCATCCCCATTCATTTGGGGATTACAGAAGTCCATTCTTGCCTTTGGACCCCAACTTATATAACTTCTTGCTTCTGTATTTTGATTAGGTCTTTCGGACATATTATGATACGCAGTCGATTACGCTTACAACTTCTTTCTGTGGATTATATGGTCCCATCAGTGGTTTGATGAGCGCACCAGTGCCAGTTCCATTGACGGTAATTTTTGGCAGATCTCTAACAATGTTACTATTTATTGGAGATGCAGCAATAATTCTACCATTATCAATAGTCAAATTATACTCTGTTCCATTATCATCAGTAGCAGTATCACCAGGAGAATATCCAGTTCCAGAATTGAGGATGTATGCCTCAGTAACCGCATTTTCCTCATCATCTTCTACTGGATAGTTTTCTCCTTCGGATACAATATAAACACCAGTAATTTTTCCAGTATTGTAATCAACAATAGTTCTTCCAACTGCACCATATCCAAGACCACAAGAATCTTCAAAAGTCACCATTGGTGGAGCATAAGAATACCCACTTCCAGGATCTGTTATTTCTACACCAATAATACTTCCAGTTCTCGTAACGGCAGAAGTAATCTCACTCAAACCTTCTGTATTATTCACAATTCCTCCCATAATTGCTTTACCAGCACCACCAATACCATTTCCACCAAAGAATGATACTTTTGGACCACCACAACTTGATGGTGTTCCACAATCTGGTTTTGTATATGGAGAGTTTTCTTCACCAGGAACTTTTGGTAATAATCTTGCCAAGTTTGCGTTTTCTAGTGCCTTATCAAGGGCTTTGTTTGCTGCTGCTCTATTCTTTGGTCCATAACCAATTGTCCACTCTTTGATTCCTGTGCAAGATACTGATTTTGTTTGATTGCAAGTGAAGAATCCTTTTACAGTTTTGAGTATGTCTGCGGCACCTGTTAAGAAGTCTAAAAGTTTGAATGCTGGTCCTAGAATTTTGGATACACCAGAAAGTGCGGAATCCAAACCAGAAGTTATTTGATCAATTATCCCATTCAATAATGAACCACAAAATTGTTCTGCTGCACAAACACCAAAATTAACAACTTCCAACAATGTTGACTCTACAAGACCTTTGATAGTTTCTCCAAGACCATTGATAATTTTTCCAGCAACACAAGCCATTGCTTTTTGAAGAGCCTGAACAGGTCCAACCATTCCCTGTTGTGCGGCAACGGCAGCCAAATGTGCCGTAAATGGATTTGCCGTTGATGCTAATACTGATGCAAAGGTGGAATCATAAAGTGCTTTCAAACCTTTTTGTAACAGCGGTATTAGTTTCTTATATAAAGAGTTGAATAAATTACCAACAAACCCATTCGCAAGGATTTGTATTTTCTTTATCGCACTTTGAACATCACCAAGAAAATTAGTTGCCTCACTCGTAATCTTTATAAGATTTTCTAAGATATTGGTAATCTCATTAACAAAATTATCTTCACAAGTATCGGCATGTGTTACTGTCTGACCAGTTGCCTTTGATGCTGGTACTTCTTCTGCCTCACCATCTTTCTTTTGAGCATTGAGTTGTTCAACTTGTTTTGGATCAAGGTTTCTTTGTAATTTCTGATCATCTCTACTCTGACCAGAACTCTCACTAGTATCGCGTGCTCCCTCCTTTTTTTCTATATTTTTTGTGAATCCAGTGAAAGGAACAAATGGATTGGAATATTCTGATGATGGTGAATATTGTGTTTTTCCAAAAGATCCCATTATCATAGGAATCTGTCCATCATCACCATCAAGGAAGAATCCGACTACAACATCACCTTGAGCAATTTGAGCACTTTGTGCTTTTTGAGCGCCACCACTACCAGCAGTTGTGGGCATCAAAACTCCTGCCCACGGTAAATCATCATCAGAAAGTTCTGAGGTATTATAGGGATGATATCCAAGTATTCTTACTTTATACCTATGACCCCATCCTCTTCCATCTGCCTGTGCTTGCCATGCAGAAGTTGGGGCAATCTGTCCTATCCACCAACGAAAACCATCTCTCCCCAGAAAATTACTTTTTAATGTTGATTCTTCTATCATTTCTAGTTTTGTTTTTTACGGATACCAAAATTATCTCTTACTAATTTCAAAGAAGTATATGAACTATTAGGTTCAAAATGATGACACAATTCTTTTATCATATATAGACCACTTGTTTCAGTATCAATCTCGTTAGGATCTTCCGATGAAATTTTGGGGAATTTACATTCAATCACATCTCCTGCTTTTAGATCTGTATTGCAGGCAACCATCATACTTACAGACTGTGTAAGAAGAATATTATATCTCATTATAGACTGTGCCTGATACTTTTCTGGGTCAGCATTAGTATCTGTTGATATATCTTTATCAAGTGTTCCGACACTCACAACACCAGATAAAATTCTGGAAGGAACATCACCCAGAGAAACATCAGATCCCTCACCTACTGTTGGTAATTGAACTTTTCCTCTACCACCAAGATTTTCTAATCTATCTTTATATTTTGCAAACTGAAACTTTCCATCCTCCCAAGGAGTGAATTTAAATGTTAGTGGATTGAAGAACATTCTTTGACTTGCATAAGTTCCAAGTCTCAACTTTTCAATTAGATTTTGATTCTTATCTGTGCGATAATTTAGAATTTTGAAATCGTTATTCTGTTCTGCTGAATTGACATTTATCTCACTATAATAATATGTTGCTTTTGGTTTTTGTTTGATCAGTTCATCAATAGACTTAAAGTAGAATCCGTCTTTCGTCTGATAAAAAACAAATCCAGCGGTAGCATCACCAGAAGAAACTGGAACTGCCTTTGATGCTAACCAAACCAAAGTTGTGAAAGGTTTTTTCAGATTACCGATAAATGAATACTTGTTTGAAGACTTCTCTATGTCTTCTGCCTTGAAAGCATTAGTTTTCAATATATCTTTCAGAATTTTATTTACGGACTCGTCAATTGTTCCCGTATATTTTTTTACAACTCTCGTAGTCTCATTTGCAATTGCTTCTTTCGAAACTAAGTTGAGTGAGAAACTTTCTCTCTGTGCCTCTGCTATTACATTAGTAATACTAGAAACATAGAGATACTTTTCTGGTTTTGATGAAAAATCTAATCCTTTTTTGTTTTCTCCATTATCTAACACTTTCATACGAAGTCTTTCTCCACCTCTCAGTGGAAGACCATTATAGATTGATTGTAATTTATCATTCTTACCAGTAATAGAGTCGCCCGTATTGACGACTTTTATTTTAGCAGTAATAGTTGGCGAAAATATGTCCTCATAATAATCAACAGAAATAGCACCCAATTTTAGATCAACAGTTCTCTGTTGATCATTAGATTCTAATATCAAAGTTTCGTAAAGGGAAGATCCTGCTGCTGACATTTAGGTATACGCTAATGATGTTAGAAATTGTTTTGTTATAATACTATTTAACGGTTGTCCCATAATGACTGTGCCACCAGATCCCCCAGATTGACTCATCATCATAGGTGGTGCCTCCTCTTCTATAACTATAACAGTGTTTTGTGGTTGTCCTACACCAGCACCCATATCCATATTTGATATGGGCATTTTATCTACACTTCCACCACCTTTGAATGATACGTGGAGGTGATCATAGTGTCCACTAGTTTTCCATAAAATTTCGGCAATTCCAAGTGCTCCTTTGTTTTGTCTGAAATAAGAGGCAAGTTTATCAAGTTGTGCCGCACTATTATGAGACAGTGGATAATCAAGTGCCTCACCATAATTGTGATAAGAGTTATAACTTCTTCTCATCACTCTTTCTCTTCCAGATCCAGTATAACCAGAATGAACATTGAAGTCTGGATGCTGCCATGCTCTATATCCTTGCCCTTCTAATGCACGACCAACATTAACTGCTCTTTGATATGCTGGTGTTTGATTCTTACCTCTTGCTAGTCTACCATCTCCAGAACCAACAACACTTCTATTAGATCTCATTATATCTTTCAACTTTTGAGAGTATCTGGGATCAGTTGCATATCCTTGTTGTTGTAATTGATCAGCAGCCTCTTGTGCACTTGACGCACGATTTACTCCTTTATAACTTCCATAATCCTTATACCATCTATTAACAAGAGTATTGACCGATTCTTGTGCACTTCCAAAATTCATAAATTTAGCACTGGTTCCAGTCTTCACACCACCATAATACTCTGTGGTTCCCATTGTAGCACCCGA